AAAGATTTAGACAGTCCCGCCAGAGAGCCTGTTTTTAACCCAGTATCTAATAAACGAGACATTTGATTAAAAGAAGATTGTCTTTGTGCAGAACTAGATAACCGTTCAGCTCTTTCACCTATCTTCTTTACAATATCTTCTGATGTTTTTACTTCAAAAGTTTTCTTAACTAAGTCGATTTCTTTTAATAATCCGTAGTCTTTTTCTCCAGTTTCTTGTAAGTTTTCAGAAAACTGTTGTAAACTTTCAGGAGTGTACATTTGAGGATTAAGTTTACCTATCCCTGCACCGCCTGCTTCTGCTTCCGTAGCGGCTACTTTTCTTTCTTCTAGGTCTAACTTTTCTTGATATTGTTTAAGAGCTTCTATCTTACTAGCGGTCTGAGCAGCACCTGCTAAGTCTCCACGAGCTTGTTGTACTTTAGCCAGAGTCGCTAGATCGTCTGGATTGTTCAAGTCTAGTTGACTCAAAGCACCCTGTATCCTCTCCTGCGTAGAAGGCGCACCACCACGCAGCAGCCCACCTAGACCAGCTCCTGAGCCTTGCGCCCTAGCTGCACCAAACTGTCCACGGAATCCTGGAGTGCCTGGAATAGGCTGTACAGGCTGCTGTGTGCTTTCTATACCTGTTAAAAATCCTGCAATATCCCTAGCCATTAGCCCTTACCTCCACCAAAGATTGATCCAAAAAAGCCACCTACATTATCAACTAGGCCGCCTAAGTTACCGAACAGACCACTGTCTCGTCCTAATTTAATGCCTAGCTCTTTAGCCTGTAGCTGCTGTGCATACGTAGGCTGTTGACCCAGTAGACCACCTAGAAGCTGTCGCTGCTGCTCAAGGCGTAGCTGGTTAGCTAAATCTTCAGCTTGTAAACGAGACTCTATGCCAGCTCTTTGTAGTTGAGACTCAAGCTCAGTACCTTCTCTGCGGCCAATGTCAGCAAAGGTAGCAGAAGGAACGGCTGCGCCTAGAAGACCCAGAGCTTCTCTCTGTGGCTGATAACCAGCTTCTAGCAGTCCTGTAGCGCCTGCTAGAGCCTGCTGCTGCTCTGTTAGTGCCTGAGTTCTAGCACCTAAACTAGCTCGTGCCATAGCTTCCTGACGAGCAGTCTCTTGTGCCAGTAGCTCAGGAGATGCACCGCCATAAGCAGCAGAGGATAAACCTAGACGGCCTTGTGACAGCATACGCTCTTCTAGTGCTAGACGCTGACGCTCCTCTTCAGGACGCTGTGTAGCTCTAATCTGCTCAAAGATAGCTGCCTGCTGTGCTGCTGGGTCTTGGCCTACCTGTCCAAATAAACCTGCTGCTTGGCCCTGTAGTTGCGCCTGTAGAGCTTGCTGCTCTGGAGATAGCTGTACAGCAATGCCACCAGTAGGGTCTGTGACAACCTGCCCTAGACCGCTAGTAACAGTGTATGGTTTAAACTCCGTGCCTGCTCTCGCTCTTTCGGCTAAGATGGCTGCTTGTTCCTGCTGTTCACGGCCTAGTCTTTGAACATCTTTTATGTTTTCTCGACCTAAGTAGTATTCACCACCTGTGCGTAGTGCTTGGTTAACATCAGACCTGCCTAAAAAGTTAGCTATGTTACCAAAGAAACCACCTGCTGCTTGAGGTATAAGTCCTGGCGCTGCTGTTTGAGCTTGAAAAGTAGTATCTACAGAAGCAGGACTCATAGTAGGTGTTAATACGTTAGGCACTGGGTTAAAGTTAGGCGTAGTTCCTGCAAAACCACTTTGTAAAAAACCATTAGCCATTAGTACGACCCTCCAGTAATTGTACCAGCCGTTAACGTACCTGATACATCTAAGGTTACAGCGGTAGTTGTTCCAGTTAGCGTAGCATTAGCTGAGTCAGCCTTTGTAGCACTCGCTATCTGTATGTTGTTAAACTCAGTGTCGATCTCTGTACCTCTCACAATCTTCGCAGCATTGCCTGAAGGGAGAGAATCCTTTGTAGCAAAGTTAGTTGTCTTAGTGTAATTAGACATTTAGATAAGTCTCCCTAGTAGAGCATGTATGTCGATTTTTTGAATAGAAAATGGAGCACCGTTGACTTCTGCTTCTAAGCCAATGGTTACTACCTCACCACTACCGCTGGTGTTAACCTTTGGAGTGTTGATGAGAATAGAAGAGGTGTACTCGCCTGTGGTGTTGTACTCAGCTATACCATACTCAGCAATGTTAGCTTCACCAAATGTAAAGGCTTGCTTAGTGTAGTTAGCTGTGTAGTCATAGCCCCAGTTAAGTGTAGTAGGCGTGTTCTGACCACCAATGATAGTCAAGTTAAACTTCTTTAGGAACTTCAGATTAGAAGTGTTACCAAAGTCCATAGGGTTACTGAAGTAGCGCATCTCGTACTTGTCAGTACCGTCCATGTAGCCTGAGTACTTAACAACGCCTGAAGAGATGCCTATATATATGTCACCACCCTCTAGCGCAGCAAACGACAAAGGATACATGCCAGACCACGTAGTAGCACGATTAGAGCCATCCTCTAAAGACCTACGCATGTCAAAGCAGTACACAGTGTTACTGTCAGGTAGTGTTAACAGGTAGAACGCTTCTTCAGAGCTGTACAGTGACTTGATGGGGTTAGTCTGGAGCTGCACCAAGTTTATTAAGTCAGTGCGTACATTCTTACTGATGTCTAGCATGGGCATAGACTTCTCTTGTATAGTCCTGCCAAAGCTACGTACACCCGCGTCTGATAAAAACAATATATCTTTACCTGTGTGCTGTACTGAGTCACGAGCTATGCAGCCAACGCCTTCTATGGTGTCTGTAAGCGTCATATTAGCAGGAGAAGAGGCTCCTGAGTACACCAGTATAGACTTCTTGCCAAAGATGATTAGAAAGCCATTGTGAGCCGCTAGAGCCGTTATCTCGTCAAAGCCTGTAGGCCATACAGTAGTAACGTCTAACGAGCCTGATGTGCCTCCTGTCCAGTGATGGCCATTTAGTAGGTCAGACCAGTAGACAGTGTGCTTGTTACCTGTAATGTCTGCTGCCCAGAGACGACCGTATGCTGCTAAGACTTCGTTAGCCTCTGGTGCTACACCTGTCGCGTGACTGTGTGCTGAGTGTTCTTCTAGTACAAACGAACCATCGTGGTCTGTGCCTAGTACATACTCGTGATCTCTTTGGAATAAGTAGACATGATCGTTTAAAGTAACAGCTTTCCAGTTATTAGCTGTAGGCGTGTACCCTGTTGGTGTAGCATCCGTTAACGTGGTAGTGCCTGTAAAGATTTTATTGTTACCTGCTGACAGTATCACTTTATCGCCAGAGTTATCAATGTACTCGTATACAGTCTCTATACCGCGGCTAGTACCTAGTACAGAAGAGCCGTTAGTAGAAACCTCTACCCAGCCCTTACGCGCACCAATACGGCCTAGCTTGTCAATAACACAGTTGTCTGCAACAGCAGCAAACGAAGGATCAA